TTGCAGAGAGATTAGGGATCTCAAAGAAGAGCAAAAGAAAATTAAAGAGGATTTGAATAAAGGTAAAGGTGCAGTATGGATTCTTATTTTCCTTGCAGGTATCATCACTGCAGTATTGCAATATTTTGATTAAACATCCACATCTAGTAGGCTAACATTTACATTGTACTAAATATAGTTATACAACTATAAGTACATGAATGTAAAACACAGGAAAGGTATTATATCTCAGCTTCTTGCACAGTCTTATCTGGCAAAACAAGATGATATTATTGTATTTACACCCCTTGATGGGTTAGGTCCTATTGACATTATTACCTATAATATTAAAACTAAGGAGTATAGGAAATATGATGTTAAAACTGTATCACTTAGACAGCAACAATCGCATCGCTGTAGACCTGGCACAAGAATCAATCGCTCACCTACACAACAACAAAAAGATTTAGATGTAGAAATATTATATGTAACTGAACAAGGAGAAATTTATCAAGTTGCAAAACGTAAATTTAAAAACAAATGAAACTTACAGAAAACTTTAACTTAAATGAACTTACTAAATCTCAGGTTGCTGAGAGAAAAGGAATACCCAACAATCCATCTAGTGACCACATTGATGCATTAAAAAAACTTGCAGAATCTGTACTTCAACCTTTGCGTAACCACTATGAAAGTCCAGTCATTATTACTTCAGGCTATCGTAGTGCTGAACTTTGCTTAGCCATTGGTTCTAGTATAAATAGCCAACACGCAAAAGGTCAAGCAGCAGACCTTGAAATTATTGGCGTTTCCAATTATGATACTGCATTATGGATTAAAAATAATCTTGACTTTGACCAACTCATTTTAGAGTTCTGGAAAGGTGAAGATGAACCCAATAGTGGGTGGATTCATGTGTCGTATGTCGGCAAGAAAAACAGAAAACAAAGTCTCAGAGCATTTAGAGATGAAAATGGGAAAGTAGATTATAAACCTTGGTAATATGTGGTTAAGTGCAATAAAATTAGCAGCTCAAGCAGGTAGTCATATTTATAAAAATAGACAAAAGACAAAGATGCTTATGGCAGATGCTCAGATGAGACACGCTGAGAAGATGGCAAATGGTGAGGCGGAGTATCAAGGTAAACTTTTAGAAGCTAGACAATCAGACTGGAAAGACGAGTTCATCTTGATTTTACTTTCAGTGCCAATCGTGATGCTAGGTTTTGCGGTGTGGTCAGATGACCCAACACACATGGAGAAAATGAAATTGTTTTTTGAGTATTTTTCACAAATGCCATTTTGGTATCAAACAATTTTTGTAGGTGTCATAGCATCTGTCTATGGACTGAAAGCTACTGATCTGATAAAGCGTAAGTAATGAGTAATCAAATCGCAAAAATGTTTAGTAAAACATTTGGTACAAAGATTACTTTGAAATCACAGCAAGGATTAGGTTATGGCACGAAAAGTAAAAGAGTACGCACCGCTAGAAAGAAAAAGAATAAAAAGACCAGGACGACATAGTAAGTCGCCAAACAAATCCTTTAAATTACAGAATAAAAAATACAACAAGCAAGGTAGAGTATGAATTGTATTATTTGTATGCACAAAATTAAAAAAGCTATAGCCAGAATATTACTTCCCAGAGTCTCAAAATGGGAGAATAAATTATGGAGAATTTTATATCAAAGACCCAGACGTTATTGTAAATGTATTACCGATAAAGAATTTTTAGATCATGTTAAAAACAACTTTCCAAATAAGGACCAGTTCAAATGATTGATATGTTGTTATTTTTAGCGACTTTGATTATCTTTTTAGATTATATGCAAAAATCATTTGTGACCAAAGACCCAGAAGATCCAGAAACAAAACGATGGATAAGAGAGATAGAAGCTGATAAAAGAAAAGAGGAGTTCTTTAATGAAGATAAGTGACCAGACATCTATTGCTATGCCAATGCGAAATCTTATCAGCATTATTATTGTTATTGCTGTAGGGGTGTGGGGTTATTTTGGTATTGTAGAAAGATTAAATAATCTTGAAACATCTAAACAATTAATGGAAGCGGACTTGTTAAAAAAAGCAGAACAAACACCTAAAAATTTAGAGATGCTAATGTTAATTGAGATGAACGCAAAGATAATAGAAAAGCATCAAAAGCAGTTAGATGAAAATATCCACACTAAAGTGTTGCTCATGGAAGCTGATAAAAAAATAAATAAACTACAAGAAGATGTGGAAAAGTTAATAAGAAAGAATGGGGGTCATTGATGGTAGAGATCATGGCATTACTCATGTTTATAGGTGAACCTCAACAACTTAAAGAAATGACCTATATGCCAACTGTATCTGAGTGTTTGAAAAAGAAAAGAATAGCCACTAGAAATAGTGGATCAAGGGTGGTATATATATGTTCAAGAGTAAAAGCTGAATTGTCAAAAGACAATAAAATATTAAGGATAGAAAAAATAAAATGAAATGTATATTTAAAATATTTAAAAAGTTTTGTTTGCTTTTTAAACTTTGCAGATGCAATAAAGAAAAGTAATCATGGCAATCACATACCGAGGTGAAAAGTTTTCTGGTTATAACAAACCTAAGAACGCAAGAACCAAGACTAAAAAGTTTGCGGTTCTGGCAAAGGTAGGAAACCGAGTCAAACTTATTCGTTATGGGGATGCCAACATGACGATTAAAAAATCATCACCTGCAAGACGGAAATCATTTAGAGCAAGACATCGCTGTGCAACTGCAACGAATAAATTGACTGCGAGATATTGGAGTTGTAAGAAGTGGTAGGGTGACTTTCGCCACCCCACCTTTTACTGTTAATTATCTAACAGTTCTTTCCATGCTGGGTTTAAAGACCACCAATCATTATGACCAGTGATAAAAGCAAAAGGTCTATGTCTAAACTTTTTACCTTCCGATAAAGCTAACTCACATTGTTGTTTAGCTTCTTCTTCGGTTTTACCTTTACCCCATGCGTAGCTAGTACCTCTACTACCCAACGCATAACATAGAAAGAAATCATCGTTGTTTTTTTTCATAAATAATTTCCTTTCAACTCCCATTATACCACAGTTCATTTTTGCGATTTTTTATTTTTTCCATTTTGTTGAATAGTAGAGCAATCATGTTTTAGGGTGTTAGACTTTTCTGCGACACTGTGTTACAAATCATAAAAATTTATGCCACGCAAAAAACAACAAAGAATATTTGTATACAGTTGTGATTATTGTGGTACAAAACATGAGAATATAAATTGCGGTAGCGATTATATTATTTATGCAAGTGGTCATCGGTTTTGTAGAAAACCAGATTGTTGGTCACTTTATATGAAACAAAAGAAGGAGGAAGAAAATGCCAGGACATTACGGAATGAAGAAAAAAGGAAAAGGATCTATGGGAAAAGGATCTTCAATGAAAAAGAAAAAGAAGAAAGGCAAAAAGTAATTTCTAAGCTAGATCAATACTTAAATTACTTGAAAGGAAATTATGCCAAAGAAAAAAGGTAAAAAAAAATATACTGCAAAGCAGATGAAGATAGCTCGTGTTGCAGAACCTAGAAATAAAATAACAAGAGCAGACTTTATTAAACTAAGACAGGGTAAAAAAAGATGACAACCAAATCAATCAAAGCACCTAGAGGTTTTCATTGGATGAAAAAAGGTTCATCTTACAAACTTATGAAGGGTGAATACAAACCACACAAGGGAGCTGTAAGAATGGCAAAGTTTACAGTGCAAAAGAAACATGGCTAAACTTTGTGCAAAAGGTAAAGCTGCTGCTAAAAGAAAATTTAAAGTCTATCCCAGTGCGTATGCAAATATGTACGCTGCTGGGGTATGTAGTGGTAGAATAAAACCAAAACGTAAAAAGAAAAAATAATGTCAAAAGGTTTACGATCATGGGTCAGAGCCAACTGGGTAGATATTGCTAACCCAAAAAAAGGTGGTGGCTTTCCCAAGTGTGGTCGTAGTAGTGGTGAGAAAAGAAGAAACTATCCTAAGTGTGTTCCTCTAGCCAAAGCCAGAGCGATGTCTCCAAGTCAAAGAGCTGCTGCAGTACGAAGAAAGAAAACAGCAGAGAGAAAAACACGCAGGGGTAAAAAACCTAATTACGCAAGAACATAATTAGTATATAGATTTGTGAATGAAATCGTTTTTTTTATTCGCAATGATTTGTTTTGCTGATCCTGAAGCACCACGAGGTATTAGCTGTATGGATTTTCAAGAAAATGATACTAAAATTTATAACTCACCTAAAGCGTGTTATGATGCAGCAACCAAAGTAGGTGATGAAATAAAAATACAATTTACCACAAACGATATTAAAATATTAGAATTAATTATTTGGTGTGTAAATACTAAGGGTGAAATTGTTTAAAGAGCTTTTAGTTCTAATTCTAAATCTTTATATAGCTTTTCATAATGCTGCCAAGTAATATTGTGTACACTCCAAAATCTTCTGCGGTCAAACTTCATTCTTAAATGATGTAAGATTGTGGTGTGATCTCTACCTCCAAGGATTCTACCAATCTCAGGTAAAGACAAGGGTGTCAGTTCTCTAATTAAATTAATAATCACAGATCTAACTTCTGCATATTCTTTCAATCTTCTTGGTGATACAATCTCTTCATAAGTTCTATTGTAATATCTTAACACTTTATTAAAAATATAATCGGCTTGTCGGTTTGCAGTTTTGTAGACAGTTGTTCTGGTATGTTGGTTAGGCGTTTTACCTTTAGCAACATAAATAAATTTTGTAATGGTTTTAGATTTGATGGTGTGTTCTTGACCTAGTTTGTATCCAGTCATAAATGCAGACTGATGAATATGTCGTTCTCGTTCAGTTAAGTTTTCATAAGCAGATATGTTTATCTTATAATTATATTCATCTAATAAATTTTGATTTGTATTTTGAGACATAGAACCCTTCTCTGTTTGCACAGCTTTTAGTTGTTTTATATGTAATTACTGTTTATGCAGTAACTTGTTCACGAAGTCTTTGAGCTTTGAATACAAGCGATTTATATTCTGCTTTATCTTCTCTACTTTTTTGCAAATGCAGAATATGTCTTTCATATTTTTTCCTCGCTTGATCCTCCAGCTTTTGGATCTTCTGTATGACTTTTGTCATCTTCTCTCCTCACTGTTGTAAAGTCAATCTTTACTTCACCGACTTTTACTTCTACCGATAAAGGATCTTTATTATCAGCAGCATTCTCTACGGAACTGAACTTTTGTTCTCTAACAAAATTACAACTTCCGCTATCTCTTTTTATATATGATTTTGACATGATGTCTAGTCCTCTTTATGTAAATCTCTTGCCATGTCTAAATAAATACTTGCATCTAGGTAGGTGTCTGCTTTATACTTTCGGGTCGTTCTTAACATCTTTAACATCACCATCATGTTTGCTGCTTCGTAAGGTTTGACATCTGATTTTAATTTATCTTTTAATATAACCGACCAAAGAAAAGCAATCAATCCCATATTCTCTTTATAATCCCCATACTCCTTATCTTTTTGCTCTCGGAGTTTCTTCTTAATTTCTTTTTCTAAATCTATTGTATTCATATTGTTTTAGCGAAACAGGCAGGAGCAAAACAACTAGAAAGGTTTAGTCCGAAAGGAACGGCTTTGTGAGCCATGACTAAAATCCCCCGCCTGTTTCATTATAGATACTTATATTACTAGGTTAGTATCTATAGTTTGGTTTATTACCAAAATTTCCTCTCTTTTGAAAGTTGTTTCCTCCAAAAGATTTTTGTTGGTAATTAGGTCTGGTATTACCCGCAGCTTTACTACTACCTTCATTCGGTGTGAGTATCACTGTGATCCCCCCGTTAGGCTCACCTGTCTCCATATCTGCAGACTCAAAGGCGGCTTGGTTATACCATGTCTCACCAATTTTTGTTCCTATTGTCCAGTTCTTATCTGGGTACTTAGGATTTTTTGGTGCAACAAAAGCTGGTTGATTATCACCCGCTTGTTTCTTTGGATTAGGCATAAGATTAATATATATTTTATCTGCCATGTTTCTCCTTAGTTGTTGTGAACAGGTGTATTTGTAAAATTATCTTCCTGTTCTAATTGGAACTCACGAGTCTCTATAACATCTGTAATCTCTT